CGAAACACTCAAACGCATAAAAGAACGATTGAAAGTTTTAAAAGAATTTGAAAAAGAAATTTACAAAGGTGGACAGATTATAGGGGTTTATCGACAAGCAGAGTTAGAGATGGAATTGGAAAATGAAAATATACAAAAAGAAAAACTCGAAATAGAGAAATCTAAACTTAAAACAGATGTAAATGAAGACAACAAAATAGAAATTAAGTTGGTGGGAATCTGATGGAAATAGTGAGAGAAGTGAATAATCATTTTAAAGAATTTTTGTTAGATAATAGTCAACATATTTATTTTTTGCTAGGCGGATATGGAAGTAGCAAATCATTTAATGCAGCAGTTAAATTGGTGCTCTTATCATTACAGGAAAAAAGGAAAATTTTGGTTGTAAGACAGATAAGAGAGAATTTAAAAGAGAGCTGTTATGCGGACATACAAGATATTATATATAGCTTTGGACTAGAAAAATATTTTTATTTCACATCAACACCGATGAAAATCACTTGTAGTATAACGGGAACAGAGTTTATTTTCAGGGGATTGGACAATGTCAAGAAGATAAAATCAATAAAGGACATAGATACTATTTGGATTGAAGAGGCAGATGAGATTGATTATAAATCATTTAAAGAGCTTAAATCAAGATTGAGAAGTATAAAAAACAGAAACATATTGATATTGACAACTAATCCGAATGAATTTGGAGTATGGACATATAAATATTTGAGTGAAGTACTAAAAAGTGTTAGTAAAGACGAGAATAATCTATATAGTGAGCGAATTATGAAAATAAAAAATGAAGTAAATCTAAAAAAAGGAAATGTATTTTCTGAAAATATATATTTACATCATTCAGTATACACGGACAATAAATTTTTGCCTGACAACTTTATAGCAGACTTGGAAACAGAAACAGATGACTATTTAAGAGCGATAAAAACGCTAGGTAGATTCGGAAGTGCAGGAGATACATTATTTAGAAATTTACATCATATGGAACAAAGCAGAATAGAAAAAATGATTGAAGGCAAGTGGAATAGATTTGCCGGATTCGATTTTGGTTTTAGCAATTCCTACAATGCAATAGTAAGAGTTGTGATAGACGAAGAATTGAATGATTTGTATATCTATGAAGAGTTTTACGATAATCATTTAACTGATGTAGAAATGTTAGAAACTGAAATGATACAGAAATTAATAAATGACGGAGAAGTTGTTTATGCGGATAGTGCAGAACCAAAAGCAATAGCTTTTTACAATATGAATAATGTAATGATTAATCCAGTTAAAAAGACAAGCGATATAAGTAAAGCTGGAGTTAAAAAGATACAATCATTTAGAAATATTTTTATTGACAAGAATGTGTGTCCGAATACATACAGGGAACTGACAGAAATGAAGTGGTTTTTCAATAAAGATGGATTAATAGCAAAAAATCCAAAAACACAAAAGCCGTTTAATATTGACCCACATTCGTTTGATGCTATTAAATATGCACTAAGTGATTATACACCATATATATTAAATAAACATTATTACAAGGAGGAGGTGGATGATGAGACTTAATATTTTTTCAAAAGGATTTTGGAGTACCAGGTCGCCAGTTACACTATCGGAGTTTATAAACAGTTATGCGCTCGAGGATGAAGACCCTGAAAAGTTTTTGAGCCAGTTGTATAAGAATCCTTTTACAAGTTCGGCTATTACAAGAATAAATGAAGCAATAAATAATTTAAAATGGGGAACTTATAAAAAAGGATATGGGGATAATGTTAGAGATGTTAAAAGTAGCTATGTGTTAAATACATTGCAGAATCCTAATTCTTTACTTAATACAGACCAATTTATTAATTATTTTGCTTTGTATTATATTCTGTTTGGGGAACTGCTTGTAATGAGAGTTGATTTATTCACAAAAGCTGAATTGATTTTATTTAAAAAAGGCTCTTATCACATTGAATACGATAACGAGAATGTGTTGAATGGAATTAAATCAATAAGAATTAACAGCGAGGAATACAAGGGCGAAGATTTAAAAATGTTTCACTATATAAAAGGTGTGAACATTTACGACAATATTGCCGGAGCAGGACACGGAATAAGCAAAGTACAATCTTTAACCGCTTTACACAATTACTGGTGTTACATAATGCAATGGAACAACAGCATATTAAAGAATGGCGGTAAGAGAAATCTTATAATCGTTGTTAAAAAGTTCCTGAACGCTTTTAAGAAAAAAGAGATTAAGAATGAAATAGAACAGAATAGCGGTTCTAGGAATGTAGGGAAAGCACTTATCTTAGACGGAGAAGGCGCAGAAATAAAAGAGGCAGACTTTTCACCGCAGGACTTTGATTTCCTTAATGCTATGGACGAGATACGAAATACTACTGCGGCAGTAATGAATGTGCCAAGTATACTGATTGGAGATAGAACAAACAGCAAGTTTAGTAATTATAAGGAAGCAAAAAAAGATTTATATACAGAAAACATATTGCCATTAGTCGAACAAATAGCCGAGTATCTTAATAATATAATGAAAAATAAACTAGAAAGCAACGAATACATTGATTTTGATACAAGCACAATTGGAGTACTTAAAGAAGACAGAAAAGAGAAAATGGCAATGCTTAATAATCTTAGTTATTTAACGATAAATGAGAAGAGAGCAGAGCTTGAATATCCGCCTGTTGAGAACGGAGACGATATTTTAATAAGCACATCAATGACATCACTCAAAGAAATGTACGAAGAAGAAAAACCAGTTGAGGAGAAAGATGATGGTGAAGAAACTGAATCAAGTGAAGAAGAAAATGAAGAAAATCAAACTGACTAATTCTCAAAAAAAGATAATCGCAAAAAGACAGTTGAAAATGCGTAATAGACTAATTAAAAAACAATTTAATAGGCTAAGGCTTGTTTTTAAGCAGTTACGTGGAGAAATTGATGTAGATGAGCAGATGTTTTTGAGTGAATTTGCTTGGGAAACATTTAGCAGTCAATTATTCAACGAATTGAAAAAGGGGATACTCGAAACAGTAAGCGAAACATCTAATTTTCTTGTTACACATCGTGGAATTGATAAAAAATTAATTCCAACTGTGAAAAATGAAACATTAAAAAAACTAGGTGAAGAAGTGATTGCGGAAAAAGTAACTAATATAAAAGATACAACAAAAAAAATATTAAACAAAATTATAGTGCGTGGGCAAGAAAGCGGAACAAACATCAAAGATATAGCAAAAGAAATAACAAAAAAAATAAGAGGTATGGAAAAGAAAAGGGCAATGGTTATTGCTAGAACTGAGACAGCCACCACTGCTACAACAACATATTTCAACGGATTGGAGCAGGCGGGGCTAGATAAAACTTGGTGGCACGTAGGCGGTGGTAAAACAGACAGAGAAAGCCATTTGAAATGTGACAAAGAAACTAAAAAAGCAAATGAAAAATTTAGCTGCGGATTAATGCATCCTCACGAATTAGATGCGGACGCTAAAGATGTCATAAATTGCCATTGCGAATTAGTGTAAAGGAGGTAAAATGGAAGAATTTAACAAGAGTGTCAGAATGATATTGAAACAAGATACAGAGGAAAAAGGAATAATTGAAGGGCAATTGGTGACACATAGTGTTATTGATAGCTACGGTGATTATTTTGATAAAACAGCACTTGATAAAGTGGATAAGGATAAGACTTATTTCTTGTTACATATGCATGACTGGAGTAAGGAAATCGGAACTTTGAAAGTTTATCAAGATGAAACTGGAAATCTTAAGTTCTCGGCTAAACTTGATTTGTCGACAGATGAAAATGGCAATGCTTTGAATTTAGATGCTCAAAAGGTTTACTCTATGATGAAAAATAACGGAGCAAACTATGAAATGTCTGTTGGTGGATTTTTAAAACAAAGAGAGTTTGGAAAAGTACAGACAGATAAAGGCGAAGTAAACGCTAGAATAATTAAAGAATTTGAAGTTGTCGAGGGTAGTGTAGTTTTAAAAGGTGCGATACCTGGAGCGACTGTGCAAACGGTAAAAGGCGATAACAATATAAATAAAAATAATAAAGGAGATGATAATATGCCAAAAAATATCGAGGATTTGGAAAAAGGGATTGAGAAAAATACGAATAATATTGAAAAAGCAGGCAAAAAACTGAATGGATTAGAAGAAAAAATAGCTAAGATTGCAGAATTAGAGGATAAATTAAATAAATCAAATGAAGAAATCGGGAAAATGGCTGATGCTTTAGATGAAGCTATGAAAAAAGGGCTTTCAAATCCTGAATCAGAAGAAAAAAAAGAAACTGATGCATTTGTAAAATTTTTAAAAACAGGTGACAGAAATGTTGAAGGGTTAATTAAAGCACCTATAATGACGACAGGGGTAACTCCAATTTTAATGCCGTCAATATTATCAAATGAAATTTTGAAAGAGACTAAAGAAATATCTAATTTCTTAATGAAAGGTAAAATTGTAACTTTAAAAGAAAAATCAATCATTATTCCAGTTAGAAACGAAATAACTGAAGCGAATGAAATTGTAAAAGAAGGTGCTGGGAATACTAGAGACGGTTCTTTGGCTTATAGTCAAATTGAAATAACTGCGGGAATGAGACAAGTTAGATACCCTGTGACAGATGAAACAAGGGCGGATACAGCATTTGATATTGTTGGTGAAATAAAAGAAGCTATTTCAGAAGAATTCGGTCAAACGTTATCAGCTTTAACATTAAAAGGAACTTACAACACTACAACAGAACAATGCATTGAGGGATTTTTAACAAATGCAGATGTATTAGCTAGTGCAGTAACAACTAGCGCGGTAAATAAAGTTTCTTGGGAAGATATGGTGAAACTTGAAACTGGTATGAAATTAAGTTATAGACAAGGTTCTGCTTATTATGTGTCACCAAAATTGTATGAAGAAATGAAATTATGGAAAGATGCGAACGGTGTGCCTTTATGGAATACAATTAGAGACGGAGCTACAATGAGATTTAATGGATACCCAGTTTATGTTGAAGAATTCTTGGATGACATAGCAACTGGTAAATATCCAGCTGTATTCTGTGACTTTGCGAAAGGTTATACATATGTTATGAAACAAAACTTTGAGCAAGAATTACATAGAGATCCTGACAAGAGAATTACAACATATTTTACTAGAATTAGAATCGGTGGAAAAGTTACAAGAGCCAAAGCATTCTCAGTTTTAAAAGTAAAATAGAGGTGGTTTAAATGCTAATTACAGTAGAGGACTACAAAAAAATAACAGGGGCAACCTTAGAAGATAATGAAAAAGCTAGGGTTGAAACCTTGCTTGGCATTGCAATTAGTCAAATTGAAAATGTAACTGGATATAAATTAGAAGTTGAAACACTCACAGAGGATTATGATTATAATAAGCGGATTTACTTAAACAAACGTCCAGTTGTTGAAATTGTAAGTATTAATTCTGATGATGAATATAAAAGTCGCGGGAATTATATTGAGTTTGTTAATTTTAGTAATTGTCCTTGCAATATAAAAGAAAAAGAAATTGAAGTAACATATAAAGCTGGATATGATGAACTGCCAGACTGGCTGAAATATGAAATATCTATGCTTGTGAATGATTTTATAAACGGTATGGATGAAGAGAGTGGAAAGTATAAGAGTTATAAAATCGACGATATTTCTTACACATTTGTGGATTTTGTGGCTAATAAGAGAGAGAAAATTGAAAGTGTTGTGAGGTGGATATATGGCTGAAATTGTATATGAATTAGAAGGACTGGAAAAACTTGATAAGGAACTGAAGTATTTGAGTTCTCATGCTGTTAAAGTTGGAGTTTTAGGAGATGGGAGTAATAACGGTGTTTCGGTTCAAGATTATGCCATTTTCAATGAATATGGTACAAGCCGTGGCATTCCGCCGAGACCTTTTTTCAGACTTTCTGTAGGCACTGCAAATGCGCAAAATGAAATAAAGGAATACATGAAAAGTCAAGTTGAACAAATTATTCAAGGAGGAATGACTGGGCAACAGGCTTATGAAAATCTAGGAACATTTGTAGTTCAAAAAATCAAAAAAACAATAGCAAGCGGGAACTTTACAGCACTTAATCCGCAAACTATAAAGAAAAAAGGACACAGTAAACCACTTATGGACACTCACTCACTATATAATTCAATTAATTATGAGATTGTAGGTGTATAAAATGGCACATAAAACATTTATTCCAAAGAGATTTTTTAGTAAATGCAAAATATCAAAAAGAACAAGCAAGTGGATTAATTCGGAACTAGTTGAAGTTGATGAAAGTATAGATTTTGAGGGAGCAGTATTTAATCTTAATAGGCAGGACATAAGTATG